GGGCAATCTCCTTGATAGAAATAGGCAGCTGGGCCTACAGGATTCGACAGAGCTCCGGAACAAAGTTAGATGTCAACATTGAGTTTGCAGTAGCATTTGCCTGTAATGGCTTGGTTGGTCTGGATGCTGGCGAAGGTGTATGACGCCTTCGACTGCCTGTTCGAGAACGCCCCATTCATGCGTGAGATGGCTAAGCGCTCTGGTTTGGAGGCCAACGCCTGGGCGGTCACGCACGCTGGGGGCACGACGAACTTGGTGGTGGTGTACGAAGATTACACAATGAACAACCTGCCGGCCGGGCCGGAGGACAGTGAGGCGAAGTGCGTTCTGCTCCAGGTGCTGGACCACGGCAAACGTATGATCCGCTACACCCACACGAACGCGATGAGCGTGGTGGCGAAATTGGCCGCCGCCGGGGTGCAGAAGCAGGCGTGGTGCTCTTTGGACCACATGGTTGCTCGAGCGGACGCGGGGGCTAAAACGATCACAGGGCCTGGATGCTTTGTGAAGGCTGTGGGGCTGATCACAGGAGTGGAGCCGCTGGCAGCCGCATGCATGATGACGAAGGCTACCTCTGTGGTTGCAACATGCAAGGAGCACGAAATAGCACTGCTTGATGGGTGTCGCATGTACACGGACCCAGCCTGGGACAATCCCTGGTTGATCGTGGTCCAAAACAACCACTGCTACCATGTGACGCGGAGCATTGACACAACGCGCTACACGGTGGTCAGCATCGACGAATGGAGCAAACCTCTGGACGGCGAGATTGACCGAATGGCTGCGACCGGCAAAAAGCTGGTGGAAGTGGTGCGGAAAATGAGTGAGCTTGAGGACACCGCTCCGACGGTGCGCGCGGAGCGTACACTGTGTGTGCTGGAAGCTGTGGAGTACAACATGCGAGCGGAGCTCGTGATCCTCAGCAAATACAAGCGTATTTACGCCGACCTGACGCCGGAGCGCTTGCTGAGCTTCGAGAACGTGTACATCTACGATCGCAGTGCCCAGGCGTTTGTGGCTGAGCACCCAGAGGGGACTATGTCCGCGGCATGGGATGGGACCGCTTTCCTGGACATCAACTACGACAGCGACAGCAAGCTCTACACTATGAGTTCTGCGGCCCGATTCGTGGTGATGAGTGATGAGATCGAGTTTTTGCGGGCGAGCAAGATGGTGGATCGATATGATACCTGGCTGCCTTGGTTGAGTACGTATGAATACGAGACCATTGGCGTGACGCTAGTGGATGGTGTACCTGGTTGCGGGAAGACTCACGAGATATTGACCCGTCACCGCGTGGGCGCGGATCTGGTCTGCACAACAACAAAGGCTGCGCAGCTGGAGTACGTGCTCGCTATGAAGGGCACTAGGTACCCACACATGTACCGCACCTACGACTCAGTACTGCTGAACGGCAGTGTGCCAAGCCGGCGAATGTTCGCAGACGAAGGGCTTATGGTCCACGCCGGCGAATTGCTGATGGCTGCGGTGATCGCGGGGGCTTCAGAGGTGTTCATTATGGGCGACAGCAAACAGATTCCGTTCATTTCACGGGTTGCTGGTGTGACGGTGAGACATGAAAAGCTACAAACTCTGAGGCGAGAGGAGCGGAACGTGACCTACCGGCTACCCCGCAACATCATTCCTGTGCTGCTTCGGTTCTACCCGCGCTTGGAGACCAAGTCTACCTTGGAAGGCAGTTCATCGGTAAACAAGATTTCGGCAGCTCCGGATCTGTCAGATGTTTATGAGCAGATCATCACATTTACCCAATACGAAAAGGGGTTGGTGAAGCAGATGAACGCGACCCGGGTAAACACTATTCATGAAGTACAAGGGGGCACTTTCAGGAAAGTAGCGCTGGTGCGCACTCACGTGCAGCAGCGGCGCATTTACGAGTCCGAGCCCCACATCATTGTCGCGCTATCGCGCCACAAGGAGGTTTTCGATTACTACACCGTGGACGACAACGACACTGTGAGCAAGATACTCAAGAGGGAGGCCGTGGAGGTAGAAAGCAGTGCAGAATCTGCGCGCCAACAGCGGGAGGCCGCAGCTGTGGTCGGGGGTACTGTGCCCACTCGAGTATGGTATGAGACGCAGTTGCGCCTGACGACACGAGCGTGCTCCGAGTTTGCGGATTTCATCATGCGATGTGCAGGGCTGCGCCTCGGGGCCAGCAGACCAGTGCTGATGTCAAAGTACCACGTTCCTAGCCCTGAGCTAGAGGGTGTGGACTTGGGCACAGAAGTGAGCCTAGTGCAATGTGTCTTGGACGCAATATACGAACCTGTGGACTCACAAGCGCTAGAGCGGATGGAGCACGAGGATGTGCTACCATTCCCAAAGGGGATGCAAGTGGACTACCCAAAGTTGCTGGCTCACAAGGAGAGCCAGCCAGAGGGATGCTCCCCTAAATTGCGGACGGTGCAGCCGGTGCGACTGAACGCCACTTTGGTGCGCACGCTAAATGCCATACAAAAGCGGAACATGGACCCACCGATGATTGCATTACCGTTGCACGAGGAGGCGGTCGAAGCGATTGTGGACTGCTTCTTCAGGACCTATGTGGACCAAGAAAGGATGGTTACCACAATGGGGCAAGTGGACTATGATGATAAGGAGTACTTGGCGGATTGGCTGGCGTCACGCACGGGGGCGGAATACAGCGCCATGGCGGGAAAAGAATTCGAAATGCCGCGAATGGACAAATACAATTCGCACTTGAAGCAGGACGCTAAACCACCGCTCGGGGGAACCCACAATGTGGTGGCTGTGGCTGGGCAGACGATAACTGCACATGACATTCGCGTAACGGCCCGTTTCAGTGGGGCAATGAAGGCATTCACAGAGGCACTGAAAGGAAGCTTGAAGGATAAGTGGTGCATCAACGACGGTCTAACGACAGAGGAGCTATCTGCTTTTATGAACCAACACTTGCACGACCAGGCGAAAATAGTTCCGCAAGAGGTGGACTTCAGTAAATTCGACAAAAGCCAAAACGAGTTGAGCCTGCGCGTGGTGTGCGCAGTGCTCAAGCGGTTTGGAATGCCTGAACCCGTGGTGAAGGAGTGGAACGAGTGCCACAAAGTGAACACGCTCCAATTCAACGCCATGGGGCTGAGCATCAAAACGCGGTTTCAACGCCGCAGTGGGGACGTGCTAACATTCATGGGGAATACGATACTCACCATGGTGGCATTGGCCTACACGCACGATTACGAGCGCGCTGTGTGTGGCGTGTTCGGAGGTGATGATTCATTGGTGTTCCTAGACCCGAAGGAGCCTATAGTGGACCACTCAAAGACATTGGCGGACGTCTTCAATTTGGACGCTAAACTGGTTTACATGCCTGAGGCGATATATTTCGCTTCAAGGTTTTTGATCCAATTCAACGGCACTTGGTGGTTTGTGCCGGACCCGCTAAAGGCGGTGGTGCGGCTCGGACGGAACGACCTGTACTGCAAAGAGCATGTAGAATTATATCATGCATCTTTTGCTGACAACCTGAAATACTACCGAAACCCTGAGGTACGTATAGCTGCAACAGAGGCCGCATACAAGCGCTACAAGAGCACGATGCACGGAAACCCGGACAACATCGATGTGATTGGAGAGTTTATTAACGATCTCACATTATCAAAGGGCAGGTTCTTGAACCTATACTACGCGGAAAGTCGCGTCTGGAACAGAAAACTTCCAGTGAGCTTAACTACGAAAGAGGAACGAGTGACAATTGAGTCTATTTTGTATGAGTTTTAAAGTTTTGATGGCTGAGAGGGCTTGGGGAAGTCGACTTCTAACCCAAACTAACTAAAAG